GGTGCGTCTTTCCCCGCCCGGATTCATTATGAAGTCGAGCGCAAGCTCATCATTCTCGATAGAATTCTCTGTCCACTCTCTTTGAGCCGAAACCATACCTTTTTCCCAGTCAATAGTCAATCCAAGCAGCTGATCTAGCTCTTGTACGAACTGACCAAGCTCAGATTCGGTATCCATAGTCGGAAAATTGATAATAAGGCGCTGCTTACCGGCAAATAGCTGATTAAACGCTAAATCGTCGGGTTCGAGGTCGGCTAAAGTGTCAATTACGATCTGATATTCGTCTTCGTCGATTTCTCGAAGCAATTTTTCAGGTTTTTGTTCGGAAATATCGAAATTTTCCAATAATTGTACTGTTTTTAACAGAATTTGTTCATCATTAAGCATTTTTTACTCTTTCATTGACTTTGAGCCACGACATTTCCACTTTTTACGGGACAAATCGTTAGCACATGGAGGGTTTTTGCACTTTTTAATCTTAGCTGAACGAGCACAGTATGCATCGCCCTTCTTGGTACCGGGCCTGATGCGATCTCCGCCACCTTTTGCTTGTCCGGACTGGCCATATGAGCGACATTTACCATTCACACGCTTAGCGAAGCGCTTTCCTTTGGAGGGTTTACATGGTTTTTTCTTTTTTTCTTCTAAAACCTGAGTTAATTCGTCCTCGATCATAATTTCAAGAGACTCTTTTTTGGAATTACCCCAGTTTGCTGCTCCGACTTTCCGACATTTAACAAGAGCACCTGAAGCATAAGCACTGGGCCACACTTTATAGCGCGATTTTACCTTATTATAACATGCATCTTTCTTGGTTTTCTTCTTTTTCTTCTCATCAAGTGAATCTTCAGCCCCAGCGCTAATTTTAACTACCTTAATTTTACCTGAGCCATAAGTTTTACAGGGATCTTGACCACACCCACAATTCTTTTTCTCTTCTTTTAACTCATCATCATCAGTTTCGTCAAGAATTTGTTGTATTCTTTCTGCTTGGCTAGCGTGCATTTGAGAAGCCTTTTCTAATTCTTTAACAATTTCACCAAGTTCTTCTTCATGTTCTTTTGAATGAGATTCAAGCAAGTATGCTTCTAATTCTTCTTTGATAATTTGTTCTAAGTCCATGTACAATTCCTCATTTTTCTTAGATTTTCCTTTTTTACCCCAAGATTTTCCTTTTCCACGCTCTTTACAAGCACCCGGAGTTGGTCGACATGCGGGATATTTCTTGCGCTTCTCCCCATCAGAACGACCACATGACTTATAACCTCCCTTTCCATCAGGTGCGTTGCAATCAACCCAACCTTTTTTGGAGCCTTTTGCACCTTTTCTACCAAACCAGTCTTTTAAAGAAGATTCTTTGCTCGATTCTGTGCCGGCTTTCTTCTTTTTTTCGTCTAAAGACCCATATAAATCACTCATTTTCATCGAATCCTGCAAGTTTTAAAGCTTTCTCCAATAAATAGATCGGTATTTCGCTATTCTCCAAGTCTTTTATCTCGTCAATAGAGAGCCATTTCCAATCATCATGCTCAACTTGCCCGGTATGCGGATTTGGCTTGTCTACATCTACCTCGCCAGACCACTTTTGTGTTAAATAATAATACTTTTTGTTCTTTGGTTCTCCGAGATAAGTCAGATCTGATACTTCACACTTCAAATTAGCTTCTTCATCAAGCTCTCGAACTGCGCCGGCTTCAATAGAATCGTCCTCATCATCAATATGTCCACCGGGAATAGTCCATTGTCCAGCCCTGTGATCAATATCAGAGCGCCTAATAACTAAAAATTGCTGTTTATCGTTAAGACAAACAACAATTCCTACTGTTTTTAGCTCACCTTCGGTGAGAAAATTATTCCATTTACGGTTCATTTACAGGCTCTATAATTTTTGAGCGTACCTCTACAAAAAGCGTTAAGAGATTCATCAATATTGATGTTCTTAATTGGAGCAACCCAGATCATATTCTCTTGGATCTGCACTCCATAGGCATATTGTACATCGACTCCATATAGTATACCAACTAATTCGCCGTCTGTATTGTATATTCCTGATCCGGAGCACCCAAACCAACCATATGTGTTAACAATTAACTGTGTTCCAGATTCGGTATCCTGCTCATAACCTACGATCCGGCCTTGAAACGACATCAATTTGTGCCATGAGGGATGTCCTGAGTAAACAATATCGGTACCTACATCATATTTCTTCGCAGGTTTCCAACTCATCGGCTTTAAATAATGAAAATCACTCTTTAGGGCCAATACTGCTACATCATGTTCTTTACTTTGATAGATTAAAACACCAGTGCGTTGTTCTCTTTCTGTTGCGATCAGATACTCCATTCCGAGATGGCCGTCAGCTACATGCTTTGCTGTTAATACTAGAGTTACATCTTTATATTCGACGACAGTTCCGCTACCATGTCCACCAGCAGTCACTACTTTAACGGCGGCGTTTCTCACCTTCTTCTCTACCATGCTCAAAGAGCGACTAACCTTCTCTACAGGGGTTCGTGGCTTATAGTTGTCGGTTGCATGGCTACTAAATCCAACCAAGAGACCTAAAATTGCAAAATATTTAATAAACTTTTTCATTGTGTACTCCTTATGTACCAGTGTCTGTCGCATATCGGTAACCAATTTCGACCAATTGGCCTGCAGACGGTACCGCGGTAAAATATACCGTATTGTCTGATTCGCTGTATGTCCAACCATAGGGGCTCAACACACCATTGACAAAGACTCTAATTGAATCTGGAATCGCTGTGTGCGTGAGTGTGACCTGCTCAACAGGTTCGATCGAGTGAGTGGCGTCGGTCACACCGGGAGACCAGTCCTCAGAGCATATATCGACTACAAACCCACCGAGTGCGTATGTTGCTTCCATATATCTGTCGCCAATATCGATGGGACTAACAAAATGAGAACATTCAGAGACTGCTTCGGCGACATTCACGACGCTAGCCATAAAGACCGAACCCATTCTAAGCGATCCATACCAACTTAAGAAATCCGCTGGTACCGGATACTCTGGAGTGCTTTGTTCTTCTTCATCGGAAACAAACACCACCAGCAATCCAGCTTCAGGTCGCATCCAAGTGGACGAGTAGGGATTGTGATTAATATATTGATATACCGAATTAAAACCTTCTTCCCATGGCGCCGATGTTAATGTGGCCAGCATTGTTGCGGCATCATCGATATCATCGCCGGGCACCAGTGGGAACTCTGTACTAGTAACTGACCTTGTAGGATCGGCGCTGATCATAACCAATCTCCAATCAGAAACAGGAAGTGCATGAAGCATTGCCTCCACTCCTGCTAATAATTCCGCATTATAGCGTCCCATTGAGCCAGACCGGTCAATAACCCACAAAATATCGATTCCATCGGTCGACATGTGCTGAGTAAATGAGTCTACCCAAATTAAGCCCGGATCATCCACGGCTGTATCTTCTATATAAACTGGTACCTCAACTTCTATATAAACTGGTACCTCAACTTCTACCTCAACTTCTTCTACGATAGTTTCAGTTACCGTTTCGGTGACGACAATGGTTTTAGTTTCGCCGGTTACAATTGCATAATCTTGAGTACATGAAAAGAACGCGGCAACAAGAAACAATAATCTCATTCATAGGACCCCCTCTAAAGTAAATACGACAAATTAGCTCTTTTTTTCATATAAAAGCGCAAAACTTAGAAAAATCATGTTGGTGATTGATAAAATTTGGAGTTCATAAAGGTCGAGCGAATACCCAAATATCAGTAATCCGATGTTAATAAAGACAGCTCCAATTACGAATGGTCGTAGAAAATCTTGGAACTTCTTCATTAAAGTAACTACGGCGCCCGGGAGATAAATTCCAAATTATAAGAATGCGTGAGAACAGTTTTACGCAGTCGAGTGTCGTAAATCAACACTTTTGGAAAGAGTTCAACCTGTTTTTCATCAGATTCCTCGATAATATCAATTATAAATCCAATGTTACTGCGCTCCGCGCCCGAGGGGTTGCCCCCCGCCAATTGTCCGGCGTCCCAGTCATAATATATATAGCGGACCAGATCACCGATTTGAAATGGGTCCATATCAATCGCCAACAATTGTCCCTCCAAACGCCGAAATTTTTTTCATAAATTTTTTCCTAAAATTTTCTCTTTAACTTTGTGGATACAAATCATAAAAACCAACAGAAATAGACATTTTCAGACCATACTCTTCAATCCAAACAGGATTAGGGGCATTTCGAAAGTCATCGTTGTCGCAAGACCACTTAACTAACCAAAAATATAAGTCATCAGTAACATACGAAATCTTCCGTTCGCGCTTAACCAATACGCCATATTGATTAGTGATAGCATCGACGATCATATCTCCGATATTAAGTATAACACAATCTACTTGTTCGCGCCAGTAATCCATCGCCATAAACTAAGTATTTTTATATAAGATTAAACGCCCTTCTTCTATCATTCGAAGGATACCATTTTCAGTATAGAGGGTATCGTCGCGAGGAGCCCACCATATACGCCAAGAATACAACATAAAACCACTTGGCACGCGAGAATAAGGATAAGGCTCTTCATGTGGAGAACGCACAACGCGCGCAAGCAATACACCAATATCGCCGGTAAGGGTATCACGCACAATATCGCCCACGCACAATTGAACGCCCTCTAATTCGTCATCATTGCCCACATAATATATATGCAGACTAAATCTTCAACCACCCTTTGCGAATACTTTTACAGTGTTCAAGTTGGATTAGCGTATTCTGAGGAGCTACTAGTTCACACTCTGCGGCCGGCTGATAGAATTTCTCCGTACGGACCGGTGTGGCAGCATACATGCCTATAATATCCCATGGGACAGCGCTAATAGGCGCTTCGCGCGTTTCTAGTGTCAGCGAATCCACCGGTAAGACAGATTCGTCAGCATATGCCGGCATGCTTAATATGGCGCACAAACCGCATGTCGCCAATTTGCGTTTAGTGTAGTTGTTCATTGTAATGTTAATCATCCTGTTTATTATTACCGAATGGGTCGGTTTATAATTGCATCTATAAATAGTTCGTTAATTCCTAACTACCTTAGTTAAATGATCATGGATAACTTCCGTTGAACTAGCTAGCTTAAACCAAAAAACCACATACACCGGCTGATAAAATGTGCGCTCCATTACGCGCAAAATGATACCCAATTCATAGCTGTCTTCATCGATATATTTATAATCTGGTGAATAATGGTAACCTGTGAAACTTACTAAGTCTCCGACTGTGTATGTGTGTTTCACAATATCAAAATCGTTCGGGTCATCCATAATCTACATACTTTATTCGTTTGCTTCCTTTAAATAGATATAATCTGCTGATTGTATGCATCCACACTCTTTCCTTAATCCCGGTATGTGGGTATTTCACCCAAAAGATCTTGCACATGTCCATGGATATGTAATCTGGCGCATCATCTCCATCGTATATCTCCAACACTAACGCCACACCCCCATGGCATGTACATGTCACTAAATCACCGACCTTTAGATCATGGACCGGTGCTTTCTCGAAGAAATCCTTCACTCGATCACGGTACCCCACATTGTATATATCTGTGGTTTTTTTTCTGGGGGAATTTTTAGGCACGGAAATTCTGAAAATTTCTCGGCGATATCGTGAAGAGGCTTAGCTGGCCTGTCAACACCCTGTCAAATCCGGCGGACATACATTCGGGTACCCGGGTAGGGGGGTACCCCCACCTGCTTGTCAAACAAATGTCAAAACAATGCTGTCAAATATATGTCAGATTACTTTGTCAAACTACTGTCAGGATTACCCCGCACATAATCCTTTATCACATAACTGTATATGTAAATAATGATCGGTGCATAGTACATCGCGATAGTGCAGGTTGAACCTAACCTTTTTATTATTTGTTTTACTCTCGGCAAACAATCCCCTCCTAAACAGATTGATATAATACAATCAAATGTATAACTGTATTCGTTTATGTAGTCTCGGCCATCCGATCCCTACATGTAGTGTGTCGCACTCGTTCACCCCTATGAAAATGGCAATCAAATGCAAACGCACACACTATATGTAGTGTCTCGTATGTAGTGTTACCATGCGAACAACATAATAAGCATAGCCGTCCACATGACAGCGCCCAACAGATCGTAAACAGTTTCCTCAGTTTGTGACATAAACAGTCTCCCTAATCAATAAATAATACATGCAGCGCCGACAGAATGTTAGCACCCGGCCCAAGCAGGCATGTGCATAGGAAGAACACAAAGGCCCAACCAAAGTGTCCATAGAAGCACTGGCCGAGTCCCGGCAGAACCAACGACGCGACAATGGCAGCAAAGCGTTTCATGTTTTCCCCCTCACATCTATAATGTAAGCACGCAGA